AAAGCGTTTTGGCGAATGCAGGTGTTTCACAGTTGTCAGGCTTTGCCGGCGACGTTGACTTGCCCGTGATGCCCGGCAATTCCGCCAGCCTTTCAGGGGGCAACGCGACCGACAACACGGAAGCCGACGCCGTGGCCGTTGGAACGACCGCTTTCAGCCGGAAGACGTTGAAGCCGACCCGCGTGGCGTGTGCCGTTGACGTGTCGAAAAATCTCATGTATTCCGTGAACGGCAACCTTGACGACCTCTTTAGCCGTGACCTTGGCGCGTCCCTCGCTTCAAAGATGGATGACCATATTTTGAACGGAATCGTGACCGACTTGGACGGCGCTTCGCGCATCGCTCAAGGACGCTTCGCAACCAACGCAAAGGCGACCAATTTCGCCGACCTCGCAGGGCTTGAGGGCAAGTACCTTGAGGGCAACCCCGACAACCTGCGTCCCGTGTTCTTGATGACGCCCGGGTTGATGGCTTTCTTGAAAGGTCAGACGGCCGACGCCGGCGGTTTCATTCCCGCTTCGGGCAACATCACAGGGGGCGCGTCCACCGTGTTGGGACATCCCGCGTATGCGACGACCGTTTTGGCGGACATCACGAAGTTGAGCGCCACGTACTTCGGCGACAGCGACGCAAATGACACAATCGCCGTTTCGCCCATTATCATGGCCGACGCAAGCGACATTTTCATGTGTTCTTGGGCTGGAATTTCGGTGTCAATTGACCCATACACGGAAGGGTTGAAGGGTGTCGTTCGCATCGTGGCCGACGCCTATTTCGACGGCAAGATTCGTCGCAATGGTTCGGGCGCTTTGCTTGGCGGTTTGAAGGTCGACACAGCACCGACGACCGTCGCCTAATTGACTACAATGGCAACCCGCCGGGAATGGTCCGGCGGGTTGTTTTTTCCCATTCCTTGGGACCGCACAAGTTGCGGTTCGCCGTCCGCTTTCGGTTGCGGTTCGTGTGGTTCGAATCCACAACGGCGACAAATGAATTCATCACATGGAAAACCTTCGCGTCCAGTTCCAACACACGGCCGACGCCGTCACCCTTTTGGGTGGCGTGACCGTCATCGAACAACACTTGCGCGCCGACATAGGCGACGTTGGTGACGATGAATATACCCACGTAAACTTGTTGGCCGAAACCGCGATTCGTTACGTCGAACAAGTGACCGGGCGCAATGTCGAAGACAAGAAAGCCATCGTCGAAATGCACACCTTGAAGGACCGTTTTGAAGTGCCGTTTCGAATCAAACGTTTGACAGGGTTCACGTACTTGAACGAGAACTTCGTAGAAACTTCGGTGACGACGACCGACGCGTTCACCCTCCACAAGTTGACGGCGCCGGGTGTCCTTGAATTGAAATTGAGTTACGCAAAGCCGGACGATTACGCGTTAGACCATCCCTACCCATACAAACTCACGTTTGACGTGGCGGGCGACGTCGATATTTTGACGGACGCCACGACGCAGACAAGCCGGCTTTTTGTTGTGTCCTGCCTCATGTACCTCGCGCACCTTTACGAGAACCGCGAAGCCGTCGCCTTTTCTACGGGGCGCCCGCACACGTTGCCGTTGGCCTTCGAAAGCATGGTTAAAACCCTCAAGCGCATTCGATGAAAATCGGGGAAATGGACACGCGGTTGACGTTGCTTCAACCGTCTTCAACGGTTGACGCATTCGGCCAACCGAACACGACCTTTTCAAGTCATGGCAAGGCGTGGGCCAAGCGTTTCACGCGCAACGCTGGGGAAGTCATAATTGGGGACCAAATTGTTCAAGTCATTCGGTCCGAATTCACGATTCGTTATAAGGGCAACATAGACGAAACGTGGCAAGTCCAACACGACGGGAGGACGTACCGAATCCTTGGCGTCATCGTCATCGGGCGCAAGCGTTTCATGAAGCTAATTTGTCAAGAACATGGCTAAAGTCGAAGCCAAATTTGACACACAGCAAGCGAGCAAAATCATGAAGGCGCTCGAACAAATGCCTTTCAATTTGGCACGTCGTCAGGTTGGCAAAATCATGCAAAAGGCGTTTCGACCTGCGTACAACACAATGCGGGCCAAGGCACCAAAGAAGACGGGGCGCATTCGAAAATCAATCGCGACAATCACGTTTTATTCACGGGCGTCAAAGTCGTGGGTCGTCAGGCTTGGGCCACGTTACAAAGGGCCGAATCGTTCGTACACGGCACACTTCGCCGAACTTGGTGTGCGACCCCGTAAGAAGACGACGAAGGGACAATTCACGTTCTTCGGTCCGGGGGGCAAATTGATTCGGACTCAGACGATTACAAGCGGGGCGCGCAAGCAACCATTCGTTCGCCCTACTTATGAACGCTACAAGGCCGACCTCCCCTTTCGCATCGGCAACAAGGTGCGGGAATTTCTCGTGAAAGAATTCAACAAACAGGTGTGAAATGTTAGACCTTATCTTTCGCCAGCTTGACGATGATTCCGACTTGGAAGCCATCGTTGGCGCTCGCATATACCCCTACCTTCGACAACAAGGTTCGGACCTGCCCGCCGTCATGTTTGAACAAACCAACGCTTCGTTCACTCCAACGAAGACGACGACCAGCGTCAACGACGAGTTCGAATTCACGGTGAATTGTTTTAGTACGTCCCTTTCGGAAGCGTGGTCAATGCACACGATTGTACGAACCTTGTTCGAAGGCATGGCCGGTTCGTTCTCCATCGGGTCGAACAATTACGACGTCGCTTCGACCGTCATCGACGCCGTCGCGTCGGATGTCATGGACGAAGGAAATATTTTCATCGTCGAGTTGGTGTTCACGGCCTCGTTCCGTGCGTCCTATGTGGCGCGCTGATATTTCGCACCGACACCAAAAACGCCGGCGGGCGCCCGACTTTTGTGGCATCATCTGAAAAACTTTCGAAATGCCACTCGCAACAATTTCCGGAAATAAAGTGGGAATCTTCGTGACATCGGACGACGCAAACGCAACTTCGCGCCTCGTTGGATTGTCAACGTCATGTTCCCTTTCCTACTCGAACAACGTCATCGAGACGTCCGCCAAAAACGGGCAAGCGTCCATTGCTACGCTTCACAGCATCGCCGGCACCGGCTCGTTCACAATGTCCGTCGACGGATTGATTGACATCACAACGGCCGAAGACGACGGCACGGGCGCCGAAGAACATGGCTTCAACAACCTCATGGATTACGCAATCGGTGGTTCAACTTTGACGGTTGTCTTCAAAGCCGATTCCGGCACGACGTACACAGGCGAAGCGTTCATTGAGTCAATCGAGGCAACCGCCGGCGTTGATTCATTCGCGTCGTTCACTTGTTCGTTGAAAGGTACCGGGGCGTTGACGCAAGCGTGAGGGTAGTTTTGTAATTTGGGGCAACTCAAATTCACAACACCATGAACAAATTGCGTGGACAACTTTCGGTCAAAATCAACACGGCTCAAGTCACGTCGTTGGTCAACATGAACGCCTTTCGACTTTTGTCGGAACGATACGGAATCAAGTTGGCCGAAATCGACAAACACCTTTCGGACGACCCTTTGAATACCATTCCCAAAATCGTCTTTTGCGGTATGGTTAACCATTGCCAGCGGACCGGAAAACCGGAGTCGTCGTTGCCATCGTTCGAACAAGTCGCGTCCTTCATTTGCGAAGACGAGACGAAGTTCACGCAAGTCACCAACGACGTCTTGGCGACGTTGGCCCCGGATGAAGAACCGGGAAACGTGGAGGCGGTTCGGGAATAAAACCCGGACCGCCCCCAACGTGGCGCACCTTGTACGCGTCGGGTCTTCGCTTGGGGTTGCGACCCGCTGAATTTTGGGACATGACTTTTTACGAGTTTTCATGTTTCCGGAACGGGACGTTGGAGGCCGACCGTACACAATGGAATCACACCGGCGCGCTCATGGCGATGTTGTTCAACATCAACAAGGGCAAAGGTCAATCGGCAAAGTCGGCGCTCGATTTCAACCCATACGGGCAAGGCATGGCCTCGCCTGAAAACAACAAACCCCTTTCGGCTGAGGACATCAAAAGCCTTGCCGATGAAATGAAACTTCATGGCCGGTAAGTCGTCACGCCTCGCGATATTGTTGGACCTTGACGGGTCCGAATTTGAAAAAGGGTTGAACCGTAGCTTGTCGCGCTTCAAAAGCGCGTCAAAGCGTATGGAGTCAGCAGGGCGTGGGTTGTCCATGGGATTGACCGCACCCCTTGCCCTTGTCGGCGCGACGTCATTCAAGACCGCACAGGACTTTGAGTTAGCAATGGCCAAGGTCGGCGCCGTTTCGGGTGGCGGTGAAGCGGGCCTTCGTAAACTTACCGAACAGGCGAAGAACCTAGGCGCTACGACTTCGTTCAGCGCGTCCGACGTGTCATCGCTTCAACTTGAGTTGTCAAAACTTGGTTTCGGGGTTGGTGACTTGACAGGTCAAAACGGCTTGCCGGGCATGACCAATTCGGTATTGAACCTTTCAAAAGCGTTTGATTCCGACTTGGGAGAAACCGCCGAAGTCGTCGGGGCAACGTTGCGTCAATTTTCAAAAAACGCAGAAGACACCGGCGCCGTTACCGACGTCATGGCCAAGGCGTTCGGCGCTTCGGCGTTGGACTTGACGAAGTTCAGCGAATCGATGAAGAACGCCGGGCCGGTTGCCAACACATTCGGCTTCAGCCTTGAAGAAACGACCGCCTTGCTTGGCGTCATGGCGAACAATGGAATTTCAGGCGCCGACGCCGGAACGAAGTTGAAAATGGCTTTTAGCGAATTGGCGAAGTCAGGCGTACCGGTCAAAGACACCTTTCAAAAATTGCTTGCCGGCGGTGTCTCGTACACCGAAGCGATGAACACCCTTGGGACGCGGGCCGCGATTCTCGGACCCATTTTCGGAAAGAACCTCAAGGACCTTTCAGACCTACAAAAGGAACTTGACGGCGCCAGCGGAACGGCCCAACAAATGTCCGACGTCATGGGCAACACGACGGCGGGCAAGATGGCCGAAATGAATTCCGCAATCGAGGCGATGCAAATCGAACTCGGAACGGCGTTGGCGCCAACCGTCCTCGAAGTTGCAAATGTCATTCGTGAACTTGCGTCTAGCTTTGCCAACCTTGACAAGGACACGAAGGAAACCATCGTGAAAATTGGAATGGCGGTGGCGTCCCTTGGGCCGATGCTCATCGTCGGCGGAAAGGTGACGGGCGCCATCGGCAAACTTTCGGGCGCGTTCAAATTGCTTTCGAAGGCGAGCGTGTCAGGCGCTGGG